TCTATCTTCACCATCAACAGTGTAAGTTACATTATATGCATCAGTTGGAAAAGATGAGTTCTTTGCCTTTTCCGGTGTGGTTTTTTCAAGGAGGATCTCACAAGAGTAATCCTCCGGATTTATGTCACTCATGTTCCTCTATGTAAACCCCATGCTATGTCAGGAAATGCCTCTGCGACAATTTCCCTTGTCAATTTATATTTCTCAGTAAGATTCTTATCTTTAACTAGACAGATAATCTTAGCCTCTTCTGGATGTAATCCTTCTAACATCTGTATGAACATTGTCTCTCTACGAAGAGAACTCAATGTATCATTACCACCCTTGATAAAGTGATAGAGATTCTTCCACTCTCTACGAAGAGATGTGTGATCTGTTCCTACAGGGACTTCGTTCTCTTTGTAGGGTACTTGTCCTTCTGGAACAGCAGATACAACTCTGTCATCAAAATTCCATATCAAAATGGCAGTGAGTGAATCGTCACGATGCTCTCGTAAGGCTTCAACTTTCTTTACCTTTGTTCTTTGAGAATCAACATAATCTAATATCTCATGGATAAAAGGATTTGGAGGTAACTTTACCTTCCTAGTCGTTGTCTTCTTCTTCGTTGTTGTTGTCATAATTTTCAAATCGAACTGCTAAAATTTCATCTGCTCTTAGATTACCATTTTCGTCAAACATCTCAGGATGAGTGTAAACTGTGTCTGGTGTTGTTTCATATGAGTGTTCTCTTGCTACCCATCCTATCACACCTCCTAATAATAGTGCAAGGAACGATACACATGTTGTTATCGTTAGAGTTACTATTAAAGTTTCCATGGATTCCCCCAGAGATTATTTTTTTGTTATGTTGATAGTAAAAGTTATTTCTCTTTTAAATAGACTTAACTTTAACTGAAAGGTGGGTTTTGGTTGAACGTTCCTCCTATTACGTAGTAACAACTCCACTCCCCGATTGATTTCGGGTTTGTTGCTTTTATTTAGAACGTTTTTTTCTTCCTCTTCTTTTGTCAAGATTATACCTCCATGCATCCTCTAGTATACCATAAAGATAAGTTTTTATCTTTCTTGCCTTTGGTTTTGGGATATGACCATAGGCTTCTTTGAGAGTTTTGTCACCTCCTTTAATGTATTCTTCAAGTTCTAAAACCTGCTGTGATAACTCAGCAGCAGTTGAACTCTCAATAAACTCTTCGATCTGTTTCTTCTTCACACCCTCACCTTCAAGATAAGGGTAAAATTTCAAAACAAAGTCACCTTTGAAAGCCAGTTCAAGTGCTCTCTCAACAATGAAGTAAACTTCTTCAAAGTTCTTCATATGATTTTTTCTCTTTGTAACCATTGTAAAGTCTCCTTACATCCTCCGATGTAATGATTTTCAATTTGAACTTGTGGGAATGTGGCATCAGAACCAAACTCCTCTTGAAACTCATGTTTCGTAAAGTCTTGATCGAATTTGTATTCTACAAAATCAATCTTAACAGTTTTGAGTAAATGTTTTACTCTGTCACACCATTGGCAGTTATCTCTTGAATAGACTACAGCTTGCATCTTAGGTAAATTCCTTAATTGTTTTCTGATAATCGATGTCAAAAAGTTCTAATCCCTTGTCTGTGAGAATATGATTATACATGCCCTCAAAGATTTTGGGTGGCATTGTGCAGATATCAGCACCTTGAGCAAATGAATGCTCTACATCAGCAACTGATCTGATCGAGGCAGAAAGTATCTCAGGTAGATTATATTGTGCTGCAACATGAACTGGCAACACCTCTTTAATTCTTCTAATGAGATTGCATCCTCCAAATCTTTGGTCATCTACACGACCAACGAAAGGTGAGAGATATCTTGCTCCCGCTTTGACCGCTAGGATCGCCTGTGAGACGCTGAATATCAATGTGACATTAACTCTAACACCTTGAGCATACAAGTCCCTACAGACCGCAAGGCCGTCGGGTGTGCAAGGCACTTTGATTGTGACCGCATCATGGAATTTACTAATCAGACGATCTGCCTCTGTAAGCATCTCCTCTTTAGTTCCTACAACTTCCATGCTTATATCCTTAAGTCCCATCAAAACAAGATCACGATATACATCGTCAGGTCTTTCATGACTTTTCATAATCAATGTTGGATTTGTGGTCACACCATCAATCAATCCAGTCTCGAAATGTTTACCGATAGTTTTTGTATCAGCAGTATCAAGAAAAATTTTCATAAGTAATGATCTCTCGATTTTATATAGTGGTTGATATTTTTCAGTCTAACGCATCAAGTTGAGAATGTCTAGGTCTATGATTTTTCATACCGTCGTGATTACCGTCATTTGGTAGTTTTCCTGTAGCCAAATAATCAACAGTGTCGATGCAACCCTTAAGATAAGATACTCTTTCTTTGTCATCTGGATTTACTTGCTTTAATCTCTTAGTAAATCTTTCCATGAGTTGTTGTAAATTTTCAGTTTCTTTCATTTTTTTAATACGATTTTTCTTAAGTCGATTGCGACGATTATTTTCACAAACTCTTTTGACCGTGCACTCTTTACACTCATATGAATAGGAAGATGCTAGTCTAACATTCTTTCGAGTTCGATAATAACCATCGATTAGATTTTTTTCCTGACCACAAACTCTACACTTACGTTCCTGTAGTAGCAAATGAGCCAGTTCTAGTTGTTCATCTAGATCCATCTTTTCCTTGCATAAAAAAAGACCCTATAAGGGTCTTTATTATAACATATGTATGTTGTTTATTAACCAATGGTTGGTGCTGTTAACGCAACTTCTGTAGTCTCAGCAGATGCTAAGTCTAGTGGGAAGTTATGAGCATTACGCTCGTGCATTACTTCCATACCAAGGTTTGCTCTGTTAAGAACGTCACCCCATGTAGGAACAATCTTACCGTTTGCATCAACAACTGACTGGTTGAAGTTGAAACCGTTAAGGTTGAATGCCATTGTGCAGATACCCATTGAAGTTAACCATACACAAACAACTGGGAATACTGCTAGGAAGAAGTGTAAACTTCTTGAGTTATTGAATGAAGCATACTGGAAGATTAAACGACCAAAGTAACCATGAGCGGCCACGATGTTGTATGTTTCTTCTTCTTGTCCAAACTTATAACCGTAGTTCTGGGACTCAACTTCTGTAGTTTCTCTGATTAGAGATGATGTAACTAAAGAACCGTGCATTGCACTAAAGAGTGCTCCCCCAAACATTCCTGCTACACCTGCCATGTGGAATGGGTGCATTAGAATGTTATGCTCTGCTTGGAACACGAACATAAAGTTAAAAGTACCTGAGATACCTAGTGGCATACCATCAGAGAAGGAACCCTGACCGAATGGGTAAACTAAGAATACAGCGAATGCTGCAGATACAGGTGCTGAGTATGCTACACAGATCCATGGTCTCATACCTAGTCTGTATGATAATTCCCACTGTCTTCCCATGTATGCGGAGATTCCGATTAGGAAGTGGAAGATTACCAACTGGTATGGGCCACCGTTGTATAACCACTCGTCTACAGTTGCTGCTTCCCAAATTGGGTAGAAGTGTAGACCGATTGCGTTTGAAGATGGAACAACTGCACCAGAGATGATGTTGTTACCATACATTAGAGCACCTGCTACAGGTTCTCTGATTCCGTCGATATCGACTGGAGGTGCTGCTATGAAAGCAACGATGAAACATGCTGCTGCTGTGAGTAAGCATGGAATCATGAGTACACCAAACCAACCAACATAAAGTCTGTTGTTTGTAGATGTTACCCATTCACAGAACTCAGGCCATCCTGCTAGAAGACCGCCTTGTCTGCCTTGTCTTGAAAGAGTTGTCATTAGGACGTTTTTTAAGTAGGGCTCAAAGGGTAGAGCGATACTATATTTCCATCAATCCCTTCACTGATGGATATGAAAGACGTAATTTATCCTCCCATAGGTCTTGGTTAGCGGGAGCAAACAATGGTGTTGAAAGAAACACCCTTCCGTTATTTATCTTAACACAACTTTACACTTCCGTCAAATCATCTCTCCAATTTGATTTTTTTGTTGCAAGTTCTTTACGTATGACTTCTTTCTTTTCCTCTTCAATTAACACTTTGTTATCTTCTATTTTTCTCAAACGAAGCTCTTCCTTTTGATTTCTCTTAAGGTCTTGAGTAGAAATGTGATGAAATATACGAGAATACCTGTTCGCCATGATACAGTGTTTTTATCTATTTATTTGATTGCTAAATAGCAAATAGGTATATTGTCTCAAACAAAATGAAAAAATTTATACCACTTATAATGCTCATGATGACGGCACCTCTTACTGCCTC